AAGCTAAGTTTTTTTTAAATGAATACAATATGCTATATATGTGATAATTATGATAATGTAATTTATACACAGACAACATTTATTTGTAGAAAATGTAATACTATATTACGTAACAAATGCGACATATGTGGATATAAATGTAATAATAGATGTCTAGATATATTTAAAAATACACTTACATTTTAATATCTTTGATTTTTCTTTACTTTAATGAGCTTAGAGTTTTTCTTTTTTGTAAATACGCCTGGATCAAAATCTTCACAATCTTCATCTTCTTCATTTTCAATGCCCATGAGATCGCGTTGATCTTGCAATGCCTGCATTTCCCATAAATCTCGTGAACACATTTTAAAAGAACTATCATTTGCTTTATACCAAAATACAACATCATTAATGTTATTAGATTGAACTTTATTGTCAATAACAAGACACTCATAATTCTCTGTACATTGATTCATAACTTGATTAAATACATCAAATGTAGGAAACATACCAGCATAATGATTATATATTTTTTCGCGCTCCTTGACAATGTTATTTCTAAATATAAATACATAATCAATGTTGGAACGTAGGTCAGGAGGTAAACCAAGACCATGTTGCATAGTTATTAATAAAAATATTTTATAATGACGACCATTCATAAAAATACATCTTATATTTTTATCAGACATTATGCTTTTATTGTACATACAGTCATCTAAAATAAGAAAAGAACGTGGATCAACAGTCGAAGAGCCGTGCTTAGCAAGTTCCAGCTTCCTACTATTAGTAATGTTAATTTGACGATTTAAATATTTACTAATTAATTTTTCTTCTAGCTCGTCATATATGAGCATTTTAGGAATAAATTTTTCAAAATAGCCATTAGCTTTCTCTGTGGGAGAAACAACAACACCAACAGGGATATCTTTGTTATAACTTAAAATATCCTTCATACAATAACTTTTACCAGTATTACGTTTCCCGATGAAAACAACAACTGAATCATTTTTAATCTTATTTGGATCAAATTTTTTAAGTTCTAACTTCATTTAACTTCATTAATTAATAATAACAAAAATAATATAATAACAATACCACACATTATTATATAAATATATTGTTATATAATTACATATGTTATTATAATGAAACATTATTGGATCAATATTGACAACAGTGATATGCGAAGAAATTTCATGGATACACAGTTAAGTACATTTGGCATAGATAATACTCGCATAAGTGCCGTAACGCCAAATGATTTTAGCACATGTTTAGCTCACAAACGCCCTCTAACATGTAAGCATCCTGGATGTACTAGTTGCGAATATGAATTTGCTTGCATATCCAGCCATATTAAAGCAATGAAATATGCTCTTGAAACATCAAAAGATAACCATTTTGTTATTATGGAAGATGATATAATTATACCATATATAATTGATTACGATAATATAGTAAAGGATGCTCCAAAAGACTTTGATATTCTTCAATTATTAATATTATATGGTCCAACGGTAAAATATCTATATGAAAATTTATATTTAAAAAATAATGTTAAATATATAAAATGGAAATATTTATTACCTTCAACAGGTATGTATATTATAACTCGTAAAGGAGCAGAAAAATTAGTCAATAGATACTACAAAAATAATAAGTATGATTTCAATGACTGTGAATATCAAATAGTTGCAGATGTAGCATTATATCAGAGTGTTAATACATATGCAACTACATTTCCAACAGCATACCCGAATATAAATATGGGGTCAGAAATACATCCAGACCATTTAGAATCACATAATATAACAATAGATGATATTAAAAGTGTGATAACACATATGCGTGATAATAATAATATTCCTTATAAAAAACAATGAAAATATTATTAGATTTTATTGCAAATCAAAAATATAATATATCTATTTGTCTTCTTTTATTTTATACTTTTCATCAAAAAAGTATAAGACAATAAGCTGTTTTCTGTGATTTCTTAATTTATTAGTACAGTATAATATATAGCTTTCGTCTTTACTATTCATATTTTTATTTTTAATCCATATTTTGAATAATTCATTGTATAAATTAACTGATTCATTTACTAATGGATAGTCATCAATTTTATTTGTAGCCAACATTTGAGCTTCTTCTGATAACCCAATAATATGTAAAAAGTGTTTAGTAATACAATCGCGACATCTTTTATTTTTATTTGTTAAATGTTCTTCCAATAATATAGATTGTTTAATTATTTGCTGCATATTGTATCGGGGATCACTAACCGGATCTAATGAATCACAAGTTGTAGTACATTTATCATCACTAAACTTACATTTTCCATTTTATTTTTATTATAGTTTATGTTGAGTAGCATAGGATTTCCACCAAAATCCATATCTCGATAATTCGCAATAAACCATAATATAATACCTGTATTTATTGATATTGCTAATATAATAATGATTGTTTCATATGTATTTGCCATAAATATATTATGAACTATCTCTATTATATTATAAGAAATTATAGATTCAAATGAAAAAAAGAGATAATTAGCAAATTATTAAAAATAGTTATAATATAATAGAATATAACTAATATAATGTTATTGGAACACTTTGATAAATGTTCAGATTTAAAGAATTTTACAGATAAAAATATAACAGATAAGGATTTAGATGGAGTTTCAAGTAAAGATATTGATAAATGTAGCAAATTAGATATATTATTAAATGAACATAATAAAGATTCACAGTTATATAATACAAGATTAACAAGTAATTTTGATAATAAAGCATATACAACCAGCTCAATGATATATGTTTTTATTATAATTGCATTTATAGTAAATATATATCTAGGATTATTTATAACACCATTTTTATTAGCTGGTAGTGCTTTAATATCGGTATTTATAATATTATTATCGTTATTGATATTATTTCTATTAATATTTTTATTTTCTTAAAGAATAAAAAATACAAATACTACAAAAGAGTATAAAAATGTTCCCCATATAGTATCAATTATAGCAGTTGATAATGGGTATTTTTCAAAGAAACTCATACATGTAAAATTATATATACCATATATACATAATCCTATACTGCCACCATATAAAATAGATTTATATAATGTATCACCATGATCATTAATTTTATTAATGTAATGCTTTGTAAATGGTATTGCAACATAAAATAAAGAAAATATCATGAATGCATAAGCAATAATCGCAAATTTAACATTTATTATTGGATCAAAACCTTGAATATCTTTTATGGTTTTATTATACATCTTAAAATTTGATGATATCCATATAAAATCCATAAATGATAGTAAAATAGCAGCAACAAAATATTTAATATAAATATTCATTAATTCTATAATATAAAAATAATTAAATTCATTCTAATGTTTTTTTATTTTTATTCCATTTTTCCGCAACAAGTTTCATTAAATCTTTATACTCTTTATCTGGATTTTCTTGACGTAATTTAGTAATTTCATCTTTCATAAATTTATTATAAGCAGATGGCTCACGCTTTATAATTACTTTTTTGCTTGCATTCTTATAAGCGGTTGATAAATCTTTCTTTAATTCATCGAGTGTATATTCTTTTTCTTGTGAAAATAATTTATTAAACTCCAAAAAAAATTTATCACCACTTATCTTCTTAGTAGATTTTTTAGTAACGTCTTGTGTATCCGAATTAACTTTTTCATTTTCCATGTTAATACTTTGCGTCTTTTTTATTATTACTATATAGTAGTAAAGTTTTATATATTTTTAATATAATGAAACATACAATTAAAAAAATTTATATTAAAAATAAATACAGAACAGTATATCAAAACGGAAATAATTATTTTTATAGATATGAAAATAAATATTATAAAATAACTAATAAACAATTAAAATTTATAGGTGGTAATGATGGTGACATTATTGATATTAATGAAATTAAAAATTTTGTTATTGATAAAAGAACTATAAATAATAAAATATTGTTATTTGAAGAGATTATCAAATATTATAAGATAGTATTTGATAAGGATATTATAGATAGTATAAAAAAATCTATTAATTTTTTAACAAAATATAATAATATAATAGACGTATTAATAGATACATATAAACATGATAAAGAAGGGGAACTAAATTCTACACAAACTAGAATGTTAATAACAAATATGAAAAAATTTATATTTGAAAAAATATTTGTAAATTATTTTATTGATATAATATCTAAATACTACGATGTAACTGATATGAGAGTTGAAATAGAAGAATTAATGCATATGTTAACATTTGTTGAAGATGATAGAAAAGAAGAAGTAATATATAGTCAAAAAATAAATATATTATTAGATAGACTAAGTGATTATAGTAGTAAGTTTAACACATATTATAGTAATAAATTAAATAAATTTGATGACACATATGATTTATTCAAAGATGGTAAAAATGAAGACGGAGAAATGGAAAATGATAATAGTGACTACGATAAAATGTCATCAGTAGAATTTTTAAAAGTGAAACAAATGATATTAAAAGAATTTAAAGAAAAGTTGGAAGGTAAAGAAGAAAAATTAATTGAAATGCAACAAACTATATATTGGTGGAATAAACTAGGAACGACACTAGAATCAGAGTTTAAAATTAAAGACAAATTTTATAACAAATCACTTGAAATATTTTTTAGAGAATTAATAAATGAAACTATAATTAATGATATTGCTATTGAAGAACTTAAAAATAAAAAACAGCCAGATGGTGATGATAAAATGGATCCAGCACTTTATAATATATATGTTGATTTTTTAAGAAATAGCTTTTTAAAAGCTCTGAAAGATAGTGAAGGTGGTGAAGGTGGTGATTTTAGTGAAAAAACTGTAAATGGTAATGTTTCTTATGAGGAATATAAAAAATTTAAAAAAGCTAGTTCAAATGAAGATAATATTAAATCTTTATTTAATATTAAAGGTGAAATAGAATTAGGTATTAAAGGCAAGTTCAAAAATAGTATTGATGAATATATAAATAATGAAATTAAAACATTAGAAGACGAATTGAGTGAATTACTAAAAACTAAGCAAAAAATATTAATGCCCGGAATGATGACTGGCGGACAGACTGGTGGTGATGAAGAAAGTATATCAGAAAAAAGAGATAATATAACAAAGACTAAAAGTAAATTTCAAAAAATGAGAAAAATACTTATAGACAAAATGCTAAAATATACTAATATACTATTAGTATTAGCAAAGGCAAAAAATAATATTGAAGATGATAAAATATCAGGAATATCAAATATGGTAACAAAACAAAGTTTTAAAGATATGGCAAAAACATTAATATTATTTCTTAAACAACATATATTGAATTATTCAGGACTTTTTAGAAAAATACTAAACGATATTAAAAGATATCATGAAATAATAATGAAAGAAATAGATGTATGTGATAAATTACTAAGAGAAGCTGAAAATGAATAAAAAATGACTATATAAATATAAATAAATTATATTTATAATTATGAATGATATAATAAAGTTTACTAAATGCGATATATTTACGCCAGATAATATAAGTTTAATTATGTCGCAAAAAATTAATAATTATGGGACTTTATTGGAACCATCAGTTGGTTCAGGAAATCTACTTAAATATCTAGAATTATCAAAATATAGCAGTATAGATTTATATGAAATTAAAAAAGAATATCTTGATAATACTATTGATGCTAATAATATATCTAAAATAAATGATGATTTTCTAAGAGTGCCAATAATAAAAAAATATGACAATATTATCATGAACCCGCCATATATTAAAGTTCAAGATTTATCACCAGAATATAGAGAATTTCTCAAATTAAACTTTACAACACTTAAAACAGGACTTGTAGATATATATTATGCTTTTATATTAAAATGTATTGATCTTCTTAGTGATAATGGTAGAATGGTAGCAATAACACCTAATTCATATCTTTATAACAAATCTGCATTAAATTTGCGGAAAATATTATTTGGAAATAGATATATTGAAGAAATAATAGATTATAAAGATGTAAAAGTATTCAAAGGAATATCTGTTTATTGTTGTATAACTATATTTACAAAAAAAAATAAATTTACATTGAAATATAATGATATAAATTATCATTATAATGATGTAGTTAAAACATATTCATTATTTAATAATATTGGCGCTTCTTGTAAAAATACGAAAAAACTACAAGATATATGCAAGATTAAAAATGGTATCGCAACT